GCGCCCTGCAATCGCTGGTCAATGAGGCGCCCAACGACGAATGGACCTCCTACGACTGGCGGAAGTACCACTGGCATCAGGTGTTTACCGGCGGCCGTGGGCTGTCGTGGATTGAGCGAAACGGCTCGGAAATCGTCGGCATCTGGCCGATGGAGCCCTCGAAAACGACGGTAAAGCGCGTAAACGGCCGCAAATTCTATGAGTTTCAGGGCAAAAAGGGCCAAATCCCGGCCTCCGACGTGATCGACACGCCGTTCCTCCTGAAGCCCGACCAGTTGGGCGCATACAGCCCGTTCGTCATGGCGAAGAAGGCGCTGCAACTCGCTCTGGCGATGGGCGACTACGCCTCTGGCTTCTTCGCTGGTGGTGGCGTACCGCCTCTCGCCCTCGTCGGCCCGATGCCGGCCGGACCCGATGCGGTGAAGCGTGCGCAGCAGGACATCAAGCGCGCGATCGACGGCGCCAAGTCCAAGGGCGACCCGGTTTTCCCGATCCCGGCGGGTTATGAACTGAAGCCGGTCGGCTTCGACCCTGCCAAGGGGCAGATGACCGAAGCGCGGCTGTTCCAGGTGCAGGAGATCGCCCGCATCTATGGGCTGCCGCCGGTGTTCCTGCAGGACCTGTCGCGCGGCACGTTCGCGAACGTCGAGCAGCAGGACCTTTATCTGGTCAAGCACCTCATCGCGCAGTGGGCGAAGGCTTTCGAGGACGAACTCAACCTGAAGCTCTTCGGGCGCCGTTCAAAGGTGTTTGTCGAGCACGAGCTCGACGGCCTGATGCGCGGCGACTTCAAGACCCGCATGGAAGGTCTGGCGCAGGGCATTCAGAACGCGCTGCTGACCCCGAACGAAGGTCGTGGCCTGCTCAACCGTGGGCCGCTGCCGAAGGGTGATGAACTGCTCGTGCAGGGCGCCACCGTGCCGCTCGGCACCCAACCTGCCCAGCCGGGCAATCCTGACAACGGAGGGGCGAATGACCCTGGAAACGCGGACGCTAACCCGCCCGCTTGAGTTCCGTGCCGGGGATTCCGGCAAGAAGGTCGGCGGCTATGCTGCCGTCTTCAACAGCGAGACCGACATCGGCGGGTACTTTCGCGAGATCATCGCGCCAGGCGCCTTCGCGGATGCGCTCAAGGGCGACGTTCGCGCACTGATCGACCACGACAGCGGGCGGGTGATTGGCCGGTCCACGGCTGGCACGCTGCGGATGGCCGAGGACAAGACGGGCCTTTCCGTCGAGATCGACCTACCGGACACGACAGACGGCCGGGATATCGCCACGCTGATCGAGCGCGGCGACATTTCGGGGATGTCGTTCGGCTTCATCGTCACCAAACAGACGTGGGACGAAACCGGCGACGTGCCGAAGCGCACCATCGAGGCCGTCGAGCTTCACGAAGTCAGCATCGTCGCCTTCCCGGCCTACGATGACACCACGATCGCCATGCGCAGCCTCGACGACGCCCGCAAGGCGAAGCCGGTTCACCCGGCGCTGGATCGCATCCGGCAGAGAAAACAGCGGGAGAGTGCTGAACGCAGGTTCCTGCTCATCGCCCGCTAATACACGGACCCCGGCCCGAAGATCGGAGGCGACTGGCTTCAGCTGGCCGCTCAACATCCCCTACATCGGAGAAATCCAATGCCCACCCTGACCGAACTTCAGGAGAAGCGCGGGACGCTGATTACTCAGGCCCGCGAACGCCTCAACCAGATCGACGCCAACACCGACGAGGCTCGCGCCACCGAGCTGCAGACGCAGCACGATGCCGCGATGGCCGAGCTCGACAAGCTCGACGCCCGCATCGCGACCGAGGAAAAGCTCGTCAAGCGCGAGAAGATCCTCGAAGAGGAACGCGCCTCCCGCCGCCCGAAGCCGGATGACACCCAGCATCGCGGCGCCGACGACGAGGATGGGGCGCCGGAGTATCGCGAGGTGTTCCGCCGCATCCTGTGTGGCGTCCAGCCCGGCGAAATGTCGCCTGAAGAGCGCGCAGTGCTCAAGCAGGGCGTTGCCAAGTTCGAAAGTCGCGCCCAGTCGACCAGCAACACCGCCGGCGGCTACACGGTCCCGACCACGCTCTACGACAAGATCATCCTGTCGATGGCGGCATGGGGGCCGATGTACGATCCCGGCATCTGTACCGAGGTGATCACATCGTCGGGCGAGCAGATCAACCTGCCGACCATCGACGACACCGCCGTGACCGTGGCGAAGCACACGGAAAACACGGCGCTGACGGACGACGGTTCCAAGGACGTGACCGTCGGTCAGAAGGTGCTCAACGCCTACATCTACGACACGACCTTCGTGAAGTGGTCGATCGAACTCTCCCAGGACTCGATCTTCAACTGGGAGCAGCTGCTCGCCGACCTCCTCGGCGAACGCCTCGGCCGCCGCGCCAATATCGAACTGACCACGGGCGACGGCTCCGGCGATCCCAACGGCATCGTCACCGCGTCCTCGCTCGGCAAGACCGCCGCGGCCGTCGCTGCGATCACCGCCGACGAACTGATCGACCTGCAGCATTCGGTCGATCCGGCCTATCGCGTCTCGCCGAAGGCCCGCTTCCAGTTCAACGACACGACCCTGAAGACCATCCGCAAGCTCAAGGATGGCCAGGGCCAGTACCTCTGGAACGGCGGCGACCTGTCGAAGGGCATCTCGCCGACGCTGCTGGGCTACAACTACAGCATCAACCAGGCCATGGCCTCTCCGGCCACCGGCAACAAGACCGTGATCTTCGGCGACCACTCCAAGTATTTCGTGCGCAAGGTCGGCGCCCCGATCATCGGTGTGATGCGCGAGCGATTCTGGCCGGACCTCGGCATTGCCGGCCTGATCCGCCTCGACGGCGAGCTCGCCGACACCGCGGCGGTCAAGCACCTCATCCAGGCCTAAGTCGAAGCCTGAGGGGCGGGCTTTGGTCCGCCCCGACCATCCTCCATCAATCCGAAGCGCAGCAGCGCTAGAGGCCGAACGGTCCTCGCAGCAAAGGATTTTCCATCATGGCTGATGCCAGCTACGGCCCTAAGGTCTACCGCAAGCAGGGCGGCGACGAGCTTGTCGTTGCGTCCGGTGGGAAGATCACCCACGAGGGCCAGACCGCCGTCACTCAGGCGACCTCGATCACCACCGGCGTGACGTGCAGTGCGCTTTCCGGCGTGATTACCACGGTGTCGCAGACCGTTGCCGCTGGCGCCGAAGCGGAGTTCACCGTCACGAACACGCTGGTCGAGGCGACCGACGTCGTGGTCGCATGCATCAAGACCCATACCTCGGCCGGTACGTTCATGGTGATGGTATCGGCCGTCGCGGCGGGTAGCTTCAAGCTGCGCCTGACCAATCTCGATGCATCGGCCGCCGGCAACAACGTGCTGGTGATCAACTTCCTCGTTCTGAAGTGCGCGGTCTAGCCATGGCTGACATCCACCCGAACTGGCTCATCCGCGAGCATGTCGTGGATGACGACCACGCCGATCTCGTCGAGAAGGCCAAGGCGGGCAAGCGCTCGCCGAAGCCGGCTGCCGAGAAGGCAGTGAAGCCGGGGGCCGAGACGCGCTGATGTGGTATCCGTCCGCCGTCACGGTCCCCGCTACCGAGCTGGTGACGATCGCCGAGGCTCGCCAGCAGGCGCGCTCCGACACTGACACTGATCTCGACGCTGAACTGACGCGGCTGATCACGGTGGCACGGAACCACGTCGAGAAATACTGCGGCATCCGCATCGGCTCGCAGACCATCGTCGCCAAGTGCGACAGCTTCGACGACATGGCGCGGCTTCCCGAAGCCCCGGCGATCTCGATTACATCGATCACCTACGTCGACACCGGCGGGGCAACGCAGACGCTTTCGACCGACGTCTATGAGCTTCGCGCCGACGATCTCGAGGCGGGTGTCGTGCTCAAGTTCAACCAGTCGTGGCCCGCGATCCAGCCGGGCTCGCGCATCACCCTCACGGCCGTGGTGGGCTACGTCGCCGCGCCGCCGGCAGTGCACCACGCGATGCTGGTGCGCATCGCCGACCACTTCACCGACCACGAAACCGTGGCATCGGGTGATTTCTCCACCTTCGACGCGCTGCTGGTCAATCACCGGCGCGGTCCCTGACCTGAGAGGCGATCATGGCTGCAACGCAGATCCTCGCGACCAACACCACGGCGGCGGACTCGTCCGATATCACGCTGACGGCTGACACCATCGTCGGGCTCAAAGGCGCTGCCATCGGCTCGGAGGTAATCGTCAAGCTGAAGGATGACGGCGGCGCCTACAACGTGATCGGCAAGCTGACTAGCGAGGAACCCGCGAAGGTGCTGGCGGCGGGCATCTACCGCTTCAGCCGGGTCGCAGGCGCTTCCTGCGGCGTCTATCAGGGCGCCTGAGCGATGATGCTGAAGCCAGCACTGCGGCCACCGATGCGGGCGCCGCTGCGTAGCGCCGACTCCCCGCGTGAGGGTGTGGGGGGTGTGATTGGCTCGCTCTCTGCCCTCAAGACAAAGATGCAGGCAGGTTCTGCCGCAACCGTTCTCACCATTGGCGACAGTACGGGCAACGAGACCAGCGAGTGGGTCTATTGCTTCGAGCAGTATCTTTCTACGCTTGGCCCGCAGAGCTTTGGCTATCGGTTGTATGACGACGGGACGAATGCCTGGGGCAGCGAAGACTCCGTCAAGGTTGGTAGTGCAGCGAAGGTTCTGTTCTGGAACGCCAGCGTCTCTGGGTCCAAGCCGACTCGACTGCTCGGCGCGCGCCGAGCGAACTCAATCGACAGTGTCACCGGTACGCCCGACTTCATCATCGTCAACCACGGCCTGAACGTGGTTGCATACACGGGCGGCAGCGCGCCGACCGCGATGAAGGGCAGCTTGATGATGCTTGT